CCTGGGCGGCCATGAAGCTCGGCCTTCACAAGCAGGTGGCCAACCGCCTTCTGGAGCCGTGGCAGTTCATCTCGGTCGTCGTCACCGCGACGGAGTGGGTGAATTTCCTCACCCTGCGGGACCATCCGGACGCCCAGCCGGAGATCCGCACGCTGGCGCAGGAGATCCGCGCCGCGATGGAAGCTAGCACGCCGGCCGCACTCCAGTGGGGCGAGTGGCACCTCCCCTACGGGCCGCGCGGACAGTCCGAGGGAGGTGCAGAAGCGTTGCAGTCCTCCGTGGCGCGCTGCGCGCGGGTCAGCTATCTCACGCACGATGGGCGCGAGACGTCAGCCGAGGAGGATGCAGCCCTGCACGATCACCTCTTGGACGCCAATCCGCCGCACATGAGCCCCGCCGAGCACCAGGCACAGGCGGCGCAAGGGCAGTTCGCGAATTTCAATGGCTGGCGCTCTTATCGCTACTTGCTCGGCAAGTAAATTCCCTGTACTATTCGTTCAGCGCACCTAAGTCGCTACTCCTTCAACTCACCGCAACTCACCGATCATGCAAAAATTCACCACCTCTGTCGGCCGCATCGTCCAAGGCTCCCTCTACAACCGCCAGCCCGTCAAGAACGACACCACCGGCCAGCCCGAGTTGGACAAGACCACCGGCCAGCCGCGCACCCGCTGCTACTTCGCGGTTGCCATTCCCAAGGGCTCCGAGACCCACTGGAACCAGACGCCGTGGGGGCAGGTCATGTGGGCCGAGGGCGTGGCGGGCGACAACCTGGCGGATCGCAAGCGCGACTTCTCCTGGAAGGTCGGCGACGGCGACAGCACCGACTACGACCAGAAAGGCAACCGCCCCTGCGACAAGGAAGGCTTCAAGGGGAGCTGGATCGTCCGGTTCAGCACCGAGCAGGCCAACCCCAAGCTGTATTCCGCCGTGTCGGGCAAGGTGGTCGAGGCCATCGAGAAAGACGAGATCCTGCCGGGCTACTGGGTCGAGGTTCGCGGCTCGGTGAAGTTCAACAACTCGCCCAAGAAGCCCGGCGTCTACAGCAATCCGGACATGGTGTGCCTGCGCGCCACGGACGCCCGCATCGTCTCCAGCGCGGGCGAGAACGTGGAAGAGGCCGGCTTCGGCGCTACGCCCCTGCCGGCCGGTGTGACACCGCGCCCAGTCGGCAGCGCCATGCCGCCGATCCCGGGCTCCGTGTCGGTCCCGCCCGCCGCAGTGGTCCCGCCGCCCGCTCCGGCCTTCCGCATGCCACCACCGATCCCCGCGCCGGCTCGCGTCATGCTGCCGGCCGCCCAGGGTGCGACCTATGAGCAGTGCATCGCGATGGGCTGGACGGACGCCCTGCTGATCGAGCACAAGATGATGGCCGCCTGACCCGCACCAACGAGGCGCTTCGGCGCCTTTTCAGTCACCAATTTGATGCTACACCCACAATGACCGTCCCGTCACCCCCTCTCCGCGCCGGCATGCGCCGCCCCGCGGGCCTGAGCCACACCACCGTCCGGCCAGATGTCGACTTCGAGACCTACAGCGAGGCGGGCTACCTCTGGGACGCCGCTGCGAACAAGTGGCAGGCACCGCCCGGGGCGAGCCAGGGAAAGAAGGGCCTTCCCATCGTCGGCGCTGCGGTCTACGCGCAGCACCCGAGCACTGAGGTGCTGTGCGCGGCCTACGACCTCAAGGATGGGCGCGGCAAGCAGTTTTGGCACCCGGGTATGGGCCCACCACAAAACCTGCTGGACTACGTGGCGGCCGGGGGAGAGCTGGAAGCCTGGAATACCGCGTTCGAGTGGTGGATCTGGAACGAGGTCTGCACCAGGCGCTACGGCTGGCCGGCGCTTCCTCAGCACCAGACCTACGACGCGATGGCCAAGAGCCGAGCCCATGCTCTGCCTGGCGCGCTGGGCAAGGTCAGCGAGGTGCTGGCGCTTCGGCACGGCAAGGATCCAGAGGGTGATCGGCTGCTGAAGAAATTCGCCATGCCGCGCAACCCCACCAAGTCGGACCCGCGCCGACGCATCGTGCCCGACTTCGACGACCCCTCAGACGAGGACGCCCAGCGGCTCAAGGCCTACAACCTGCGCGACATCGAGGCCGAGTTTGAGGCGAGCTGGCGCACGCCCGACCTGTGTCCGCTGGAGCTTCCGATCTGGCGCTCGGACCAGCGGATCAACCGGCGCGGTGTGGCGATCGACCTCGACGCGGTGGCCGGCGCGATCCAGATCATCGAGCAGGCGCAGCAGCAGTACGGCCGGGAGATGCACGCGCTCACCGGCTGCTACCCGACGCAGCTCCAGCAGCTCAAGGGCTGGCTCGGCGCACAGGGCGTCCACCTCGACACGATGGACGAGGACGCGATCGAGGCGGCGCTCCAAGATCCGTTCATGCCCGAGAACGCCAGGCGTGCGCTGGAGATCCGCGCCACGGTCGGTTCGGCCAGCATCAAGAAGGTGTTCGCGATGCGCAACCAGGTGGCCTCGGACGGACGCCTGCACGACCTCTACACCTACCACGGCGCGCACACCGGCAGGCCCACCGGCAGTGGCCCGCAGCCTACCAACTTGCCCAAGGCCGGCCCGGACGTGTGGCACTGCAAGGCCTGTGACCACTGGCACAACACCGCGGGCGATCAGTGCCCTTGGTGCTTCGCGCCGCACGACCGCAAGGCCAAGCGCGAGGAGTGGAACCCCGAAGCGATGGAAGACGCGATCGCTGTCTCCAAGCTGGGCTCACTGGCCGCGATGGAGTGGATCTTCAGCGAAGCCATGCTGGCACTGGCGGGAACCCTGCGGGGGTTGTTCATCGCGGCGCCGAGGCACGACTTCATCTCCAGCGACTATTCGGCGATCGAAGGCGTCGTGATGGCGGCGCTGGCTGGCGAAGAGTGGCGGATGGACGTGTTCCGGTCGCACGGCATGATTTACGAGATGTCGGCTGCAAAAATAATAGGGGTGCCCTTTGAGGATTTTATAGAGTACAAGCGGGTCAACAAGAAGCACCACCCCGCGCGGCAAAGCATCGGTAAGGTTGGAGAACTCGCCAGCCAGTTTGGTGGGTGGGTCGGGGCGTGGAAAGCCTTCGGAGCGGACAAATACTTTAAGGACGACGACGAAGTCAAAGAGAAGATCCTTGCTTGGCGTGCCGCGTCACCGGCAGTGGTTTACCTCTGGGGCGGCCAGCGCATCGAGCGCGCCCTGCTGGACCAGCGCACCGAGGTAACAGACCCCTGGACACGGGCAGGGCAGGGCGGGCGGTTCGTCCCGTGCCTCTACGGTCTGGAGGGTGCGGCGGTGCACGCGCTGCAGAACCCCGACACCGAGGCCATGGTTTACCGGCTGGATGGCGCGGATACCCGGATCAGCTACGTCTACCGCAACGACGTGCTGTACTGCCGCGTGCCAAGCGGCGGGCTGATTACCTACCACCGTCCGCGCCTCCGCGCCGCAGAGGACGCATGGCGCGGTCTTTCGATCAGCTACGAAGGCTGGAACACCAACCCCAAGAACGGCCCGCCCGGTTGGATTCGCAAAGACCTGTACGGGGGCCGGATGGCCGAGAACGTCGTGCAGCGGGTCGCACGGGACATCCAGATGAACGCGATCGAGGGTCTGGAAGCCACGAGCTACCCGGTCGTCCTCCACACTTACGACGAGGTGGTGTGCGAAGTCCCCGAAGGCTACGGAAGCGTCGAAGAACTGGAGGGGATCATGGCGTCCCTGCCGGACTGGGCGCGCGGGTGGCCGATTAAAGCCGCCGGAGGATGGCGCGCAAAAAGATACCGGAAGGGTTGACGCTCTCGGCAAAATAGCTATACTCACCACACCAACCCACAAGCCCACAGGAAACCCGAACATGCAAACCCTGCAAGAACTCCAAGCCGCCAAGGCTGAAATCGAAGCCAAGATCGCCGCCCAGAAGGCCGCCAACGCCGAGGCCCGCAACAGCTCGATCCAGCTCATGAAGCAACTGTGCGTCGAGCACGGCATCACCGCCCGCGACCTGTTCGAGCCGGTGAAGCTCGATCCGGTCTACCGCGGCCCGAACGGCGAGACCTGGACGAACAAGGGTCTGGTGCCGAAGTGGCTGTCCGCGCTGGAAGCCGCCGGTCACTCCCGCGAGTCGTTCCGGATCAAGGCCGACTGACCACCCTCCGACCCAGTGAGGAGCCCGCCAAGCGCGGGCTTTTCTTTTTGGTAAATCTAATTTACTATTGCCGCATGGACATCATCTCGCTTTGCAATCAATGGGGCCTGACGCGCCCCCAGTTCTGCCTCATCCTCGGCGTGACGCGGCAGTACCTGCAGCACTACCTCAGCGACGGCGGCACGCTGCCCACCTACGTCACGACCCACATCGAGACCCTGCAAGCCCTGCCGGACGACACGCGCCGCCAGGTGATCGAAGCCAAGCTGGCCCAGCATGCCCCCGCCGCAAGCACCTGACCACGGGCCGGCGATCAGCGCGATCATCTCCCAGGGCATCACCGCCCGAGACCTCGCATCCCTGACGGGCAAGCCGCTGCACATGGTCGAGGCCGCGCTCGGCACGATCGCACCGGTTCGCGGCCAGCAGTCGCGCACGCGGGTCTACGACTGCTGGCAGGCGCTGGCGGCGCTCGGTGCCGGCGGAGAAGGGCCGGACGAGCAGGCGATCGAGGAGGCGATCAAGAAAATGAAGCCGACCCAGCTCCCCGCCGCGCTCACCCTGGAGTTCTGGAAGGGCCAGAGCGCGCGTGCGGCCTACCTCACGGAGCGGGGTGACTTGTGGCGCACCAGCAAGGTCCAGCAGCTCGTCGCCGGGATCTACAAGGCCGTTCGCCAGAGCATGTCCCTGCTGGAAGACAACGTGGACCAGCAGACGGCGCTCACCCCGCGCCAGCGCGAGATCATCCGCTCCGTGGCGGACGCCACGCTCGGCGAGGCCAAGGAGCTGATCGGAGAGCAGTTCAAGACCTGGGAAAGCATTGACGACCACGACGACGACGGCGTACAATAGCTTTACACCAACAGGAGAAGTAGATGAACAAGCCCTACCCCCACGAAGCACTGGTTCTCGACTGGTTCCGCGGCGTCGCAATCCAGTACAAGGAAGATGGCGCGTGGAAAGACCTTCCCGCGCCGAATCTCGCGGACAAGATGCCGCACTTCTACGTGACTGGCGAGTACCGCCGCAAGCCCCGCGTCGTGCGCTGGCGCGTGGCCGACATGGACCGCGGCGCCTTGGCGCTGGCGCGGACGGTGGAAGACGAGTTCAACCTGGAAAACAGCCCGGCGTTCAAGGGGTGGCTGTGCGAGTGGGTTGAGGTGACGGAGTGACCCAACTCGACAGCCCGAGCGGGCACCCGCGGGAGTGGGCATGGCGTCCCTGAGCCGCGCGAACAAGCGTGAATCCGAGCCCTCGGCGAGCTACCCCTCGCTTGGGGCTCTTGCCGTTGCGATGACCGCTGCCTTGCAGCCACCCGAGCGCCTGGCGCCGAGCGAGGCTGCGGAGAAATACCGCTACCTGCAGATCCCTGGCGCCTACCACGGCCCCTACCTCAGCGAGACCACGCCGTACATGGCCGAGCCGCTGGACGTGCTGGCCGACCGCGAGAAGAAAGCGTGCATCTTCGTCGGGCCTGCCCAAAGTGGAAAAACCGATTCACTGATCCTGAACGCCATCCTCTACGCGGTGACGTGCGACCCGATCGACACGATCCTCTACCAGACCAGTCAGACCGTCGCGGCCGACTTCTCTCGCACGCGGCTGGACCGGATGCACCGACACTCCCCAGAGGTGGGCCGCCGCGTGCTGACCGGCGGTAGCGCGGACACTGTCCACGCCAAGTATTACGACTCCGGCATTGTGGTCAACCTGAGCTGGCCGACGATCAACGAGATGTCCGGCCGGCCGCGCGGCCTGGTGCTGCTGACCGACTACGACCGGATGCCGCAGGACGTGGACGGCGAGGGCTCCCCGTTCGACCTCGGCATGAAGCGGACCACGACGTTCCGGTCCAAGGGCAAGACGATCTGCGAGTCCTCCCCCGGCTTCGAGGTCGAGGCGGGCACGACCTGGATCCCGCGCACGCGCCACGAGGCCCCGCCGTGCAAGGGGATCTTGGCGCTCTACAACCGGGGCGATCGGAGGCGCTGGTATTGGAAGTGCCCCCACTGCCGGGAGTGGTTCGAGCCAGTGTTCGACCTGCTGAAGTACCCCACCGACGTGAGCCCGACCGAGGCCGGCGCCGCGGCGTGGATGGCGTGCCCACACAACGGCTGCGTCATCACGCCCGATCTGAAATACGAGATCAACAAGGCTGGCCGGTGGCTGAAGGATGGCCAGTCGCTCACCACCGAGGATGTGGTGGTCGGCGAGGGCGTCTCCAGCGCCTACGCGAGCTTCTGGCTCTTCGGGTGCGCCGCCGCGTTCAGCCCGTGGTCGAGCCTGGTCGAAAAATACCTCATGGCCGAGCAGGAGTACGAGCGCACCGGCAGTCAGGAAGCCCTCAAGGCGACGGTGAACACCGATCAGGGCATGCCCTACCGGCGGCGCGGCCAGACATCCGAGCGCAACCCCGAAGACCTCCGCAGCCGCGCGGATAGCTGGCCGGCGGGCACCGTGCCCGAGGATGTGCGGTTCCTGCTGGCCACTGTGGACGTGCAGGGCAAGAAGTGGGTGTGCCAGGTGCAGGGCATCTC